CAGAAGTTCGGGCGAGCCCTCCTATACTTAAAGCGCGGTGATTTCAGTCGCGCGGCGAGGCAGTTGGGTGTTCGGCGGAAGAGTACTCGGTTGAAAGACACCGATATCTCTGGCCGCTGGCTTGAGCTACAATACGGTTGGCTTCCCGCCATTGGTGACGCTTACGAGGCCGCAAAAGCCTTTGCAGCGTTGCAAGAGGGTAGGAAGAACACCGTACGTGTTGTACATAAGGTGGTGAAACCCATAGAGGGCTCTGCAGCACCTACATTGTACCAGTGCCCCGGGACTTCTGAAGTCATCGGGGCAATCGAGTACGAGATGAGTGAAGAACTTTCGTTCGCCACAAGTCTCGGCTTGACCGATCCTCTCTCTGTTGCGTGGGAGATAATCCCATTCAGCTTTGTCATCGATTGGTTTTACCCAATCGGGACATTCCTCGACAATTTGGCAGTCTTGCCGAAGCTAGAGGGGAGATTCCGGAAGACGCTTTTCCGTAAACAGGCCTGTTCATTCAGGACTGGGACGGCGGCGTACAACGGAACCAAGAGGTCCGGTCTGCACATTTACGTTAAGAGAGAGGTGACCACTTCGTTGTTTCCAACGAGGCCCACCTTCCAGCTTGACGGTGCACTGAGGGGATATCGCATTTTTAACGCGATCGCCCTAGCTCACTCGCTCATCAGGAGGGGTTAGTCCCCCCTTCGTTCCTTTCGAATCAATTATCAATCCCAAAGGAGGCCAATATGGCCGCAATGACGAACATTCTCGTCAAAGACGACGCAGCCACTCCAGTCGAGTGGACACTTCAACCCATTACCGACACGCCGAATCCGCAGTGGCGGGCGAGCGCGTCCGGCATCCCTCTCGGGGGCCAGCCGCGTTTTTCCGTTTCGACGGAGGAGGTCAAGTCGGGTGCGTGGAAGCTTACTGCGAAGTTGGAAGTCCCCGTTATGGAGACTCTCGGAGCTTCGGGTACTTCTGCAGGGTACGTGGCGCCGCCTGCTGTCGCCTACACGAACACCGCAATTTTCACGATGTTCGTGGACAAGCGAAGCACGGTTGCCGACCGCGCGAACCTGCTGAAGATGATGGTGGGAGCGCTGCAGGGATCGAGCTCGACGACGAACACTGGCATCCTTGCCAACAACGCCGCCGGGGACGCGTGGAAGAACTCCACGCTTCCGATCCCGCTGATGTTCACCTCCGTGATCGTCCCGAACTAGGACGATACCCACCAAGAAGGACGTGATGTCCTAATATTTACGCTATAAGGAGGCGAGATGTCTTGGAACAGCTCTAGGCCGCTCGAACAGCATATGCGGTTCATGCGGCAAATGTCTCAGGTCCTTGCGGACCTCGGAGATGGACCCCTGAGTCGCGGCTTAAATGCCAAAATTCAGAGTGGGGATCTCCGGGGCGTAGTTGAATTCACATTCGATTACGAACGCGGTTATGGCTACAAAGACTATTGTTATGCCCGACAGATAGCTGCCCTTGTCGAAAAGCAAGGGTTCCTAGACCTTGGGTATGACAAGAAATTGAGTGCCGTGAAAGCGTTTATAGCCGCTGAGGAGAAGTGCCGAGAAACGAACGCCCGGCTGAACCTTCCCTGTCCCGAAAGGGACGTGAGCGCAGTATTGCACTACGCTCAGCGAAAAATCAGTGAAGTACTAGGCCCGGTGCCAGCTATCGGTGAACTGGACTTCTTCTTTGGACCCGGAGCGACGACTAACGTCAAAGGGGTGGTAGCTAACGCTCGTCGTAAGCTATCAGCCAGAATGGCGTGTAGCGAAGAGCTCTTACCCACTGTGAGTGAGCTTTTAGCAGAGCTTCCTCTTTGGACGAACGCTGTAGGCAGGCCACTAGACCCGGATGGGTCCGTGTACTCTGTACCAGTTGACGTCTCTGTCGGTAAACTTCACTTCGTGCCAAAAAACTCTAAAACGTATCGGCCTATTTGCATAGAGCCCGTGCTGAACTCTCTTCTTCAGAAGGGGTACGGCACGGTCTTGAAGCGGAGGCTGAGAAAGTTCGGAGTTGATCTATTTGACCAAAGCCGGAACCAAGAACTGGCTCGGATTGGTAGTGCAACGGGAAACCTATGCACGATCGATCTGAAATCCGCTAGTGATACGGTTTCATTTGGCTTAGTATTCAACTTGCTGCCCATGGAATGGGCTGTCCGACTGGCTGAATGCCGTACGGGAACAGTTGAATGCGAGGGGGTCCTTCTCGATCTCGAGAAGTTCTCCTCTATGGGGAACGGCTACACTTTCGAACTGGAGAGTTTAATATTCTTCGGCCTGATGAGTGGGGTCGTATCTTACCTTCGTCAGATAGGAGAAATAGGCTTAGAGGAGCGAGCGCCGCTTGGCGTATATGGGGATGATCTTATCATCCCCACGTGTGGCTATGACCTAGCCATTCGCGTTCTCACCTATTGTGGGTTTGAAGCAAACCCACAGAAGTCATACTGCACGGGACCCTTTCGGGAATCGTGCGGGGCAGATTTCTTCTTTGGTCAGGACCTAAGACCGTTCTACCT